CGAGAATACTCTTTCTTTTCTAGACCTTGACTCATACTTCATCTCGTCCATTTCGTCCATGTCGTCCATTTTGTCACCCTCTTCAAGGTCACCCATGTCGTCCATGTCGTCCATGTCGTCCATGTCGTCCATGTCCTCGTCATCGCCCTCGTCTTCGTCCTCGTCATCGGCGTCGTCTTCATCGCCAGAGCTGCTGTCTTCAACTTCCATTCCAACAGCGCCTGCAAGTTGTTCAATCGCTGACTTAATTGAATCGACATCAACATCGACATCAACATCGACATCAGAGTCTGACTCTTCCTCTACGTCGATATCAAGATCAGTCTCTTCTTCATCCTGTTCACGAATTGCTCTTTTTTTGCTTTCAGATAGCAAATTTCTAAGCAAAGACTTTGTTGTCATTTGTTTAATCTCCTGTAAAAGTTTTTGAAATTCTTTTTGGGAAGATTCAGAAACTTTAGAGCCTTTTGACTCATGAATTTCTTGTTTTAGCCCAATTGATTTTCTTAAAACCGAATTGAATTGATTGATAATTCGAAGTGAAGTTTTAGAATTACTTCCTTCATTGAGAGTATCAACAGCTCTCCCTATGATTTTTAGCTCTAGCCTTAGAGACTGGACTCTATCAAGTAGAGTTCCTTGTCCGTCAGCTAGTCTAAGAAGTGTTTTTACTGATTCATTTGTAAGATATAAATCAGAATCTTGATCGTCAGTCATCATATTTGATGAATCTGGTTCATCATCCTGTAGATTAATGACGATCTTATCTACGTTTGATGATACATCAAGTTCAACGCTATCATCATCAGAAAAATCTTTCAATTCTTCTTGATCATCAAGTTCGTTTTCACTTTCGTCATCGTATAGTTCATCAAGAAGAAGAAGATCTTCGTTTTCGTCGTTCTCAGAAATGATCTTCTTTTCGATTATTTGTCTAATTCGAGGTGTAAAAGCTTCAATTAGCTTGTTTTTGGCATTTTCTTCTGCCATTCTAACAAGTTCTTGGGCTTCTTGTAATGCTTCGTTGTATATTGTGGTAGTCATATGTTTCTTATTCCTCTATTATTTATTCATTACGTTTTTGTTATTCTCTGCGAAGATTCATTTTGTGATAAAAATTGACTATTTTTCTAATGTTTTCTATCGTTTCATCATCTTCGTTTTCAAAATAATCAAAAGCATCATATGAAGATTTACTCCAGCCATGTGTAGTAGATTGATTATGAATAATAGTTTGAAATGGACGAATTGACGCCCCTACATATCCGTCACCAGAAACTGCCTGTTTCTTCTTGTAAAGATCTGGCTTAGGTGAAATTGACCCTTTACTTCTATTCATTGCTATTGCTTCACCAAACATACCTGTTGGAGTATTGGATCCGTAATAATAAGACTTGTCAGTTTTTCTTTGAGCATACGGATCGTATGGAATAGGAGAACTTCCAATTTTGTTGAAGAACTCATATGATGGAGGATCTTCAATATCATCACTGTTTTCATCGTCATAATCAAGTTCTTCATCTTCAAAAGAATCTTCTTCAATGTATGGATAAGAAGAAGAACTTTGCCTTGGGTTATGAAAACCTGATTGAGTTCCATAACCAAGGCCAGTTCTAGAATCGTAATTGGGAAAATTTGCTGGTGAATTTATAGCTTCCCAAAGTGTAATCTTTTTATGATGCATTTGCGGTGGCTGGTGATTTACCTGGAATTAGACTGTCTTCTTCCAATCCTTTGGAATTTCTAGTAGAAGAAACAAGAGGATCTCTTCCTTGTTGAGTAACATCTGACGATCCGCCACCTATGTTAGCAAGGCCATTAGATGGAATTAATCCGTAACCTTCTGGAGCTGCCGGTAAATCAAGAGGATTTGAAGAACCTTCACCAGGGCTCGATGGATTTGGAACCCAAGGAGAAGCAGGAAGTCCGGCTGCACCTGTTGGAACTTTATCATATGAAGGTGGTCGTCGTGATTCGGATGTGGCATTTACACCAAAATCTCGATCAGTAGCACCTGCTTGTAGATTTTCAACAATTTCGCCTCTTAGCAAAAGATCTAAAGCAATTTTTTTGTAATCGGCTGAATTAACATCAGAAATAGGAGACTCAAATAGAGCTTTTAGACTTGCTGTGTCTGAGGAACCTTTTCCTTTTCTTGTTGATTCTATTATTGAAATAGTTGGATGAATGTATGACGGCATGAAACCCCTCCTTTTACTACATATTTAGTAGTTCAACTTTTTTCTGAAATTTCATCGAAGGCGAGGGCTGCCCAATATTTGGAACCTTCAAACAAAGAAGGGTCAACTCCGGTATCAATGGCAGAATTTCTTTTTTCACTTTGCCCTTGTTCAAGAAGTGTCGTCGCTGCGGTGTCAGCAAACATAGACGCCATTATGTCTTTGTTTGGCGAATGATCAGGAATTATGTTTCTAATCATGTCTAAAGCAGGTCTTGAAACTTGTCGTGATGGTGCCCTATGTTCGTTAGTTTTAACTTTTTCTGATATTGTTTTAGTAGGTAAATTGGAAGATAAATCAGCGCCAAATTTTTCCGAAAAAATTTCTAATATGCACTCTTTAATGATAGCTTTTAATTCACTTCTTTTCATAATTTACTCCTGACGAAAGAATGTCATTAAACAATCTATCGATTCTGTCAGACTTAGTAAATACTTTTCTAATCTCTTGCCTTGTAAGTTCTCGACCTTCGGAAACCAAAAAAGCACCTGGGGTTGATGGCTCTGCCACTATATCCCAACAAATAAGTTGAAAATCATCTTGAACTATTTGTCGATCGCCCTCTTTTTTAGTTGAGCCAATACCTCGCGAAGAAATTCCAAGAGTTACGCCAGATTTAATCAAGCTTTTTAGAATATTTCCATAAGGAGTGTCGAGTATTTCAACAGAACCAAAACAGACATTTCCGTCCATGTAAGCTTCACGAATAATGTGGCTAACTTTTTTCAATTCTACAACAGAAGAATCTGGATGATCACATTCACCAAGCGCCCTATTTTCTTTAATGAATTTCTGATAGTTCCTTACTTCTCTTTCAAGAATATGATACGGATAAATTCTTCCATTTTGATTCAAAGTTTCAGCTTTTTGAAGAATCCCTTTAAGAATTACCTTGCCGTTACTTTCATGATTTTCAAGAATTTGTCTTGCATCATACTCAAGTGGAGTCCATTCTGTAAGTAATTTCATTTATTCCTCACACAAATCATCAGGATTATTTAGCTCTTCAACAAGTTTGCTAATGACCAAAAATCTTGATATGTTTTCACCAGATACATCACTTTCATTTAGGAAATTTATGACTCCAAAGACAGGGTCAATTTTTTCTAACAAAACGCTATTTTTTGATTTTTCTTTCAATAACTTTAATTTTTCCAAAGAATCTTCTTTGACTTCACGCAAAAGAGGAACCAAGTCTTCGAACTTTTCTTTTGTGTATAAACTCACAATTTTTAGTTGTGATGGATTAAGGTTCTCAGAAAGCTTTTTGGTAACTTTTTCTTTCAAGATTTTCACGGAAAGATTATTCACGTTAGAGGCTTTAAAAAGGGGCTCAATACTTTTCTTTTCCTGAAGAATCTTTATGACCTTTTTTTCTCCTTCTACAATTTCCTGAATTGAAGAGGAATTTGATCTCCAAGAATTTAGTAGCCCTTGAACGATAGCCAAATTTCGATATTCAGGAACCTTAATATTGAAGAAATTTACGTCATTTATCTTCTTGTTGATCGCAGAAATTAACTTTCCCTTTTCTTCTTCTAAAAGCTTTCTATCATGATCTTTTGCTGATTTTCTTGCCTCTTCAAGAATTCTTTGAGCAGTGTATTCATCATCAATTTCAGCTCTTACCATTGCATTAAAAAGTCTAAATTCTTTGTAAAGTTCGGTTCCAGACTGAAAATGCTTGTTTAGAATTTGAGTCGCAATTTTAGCCTTTTCTTTTTCGCCTTCAATAAGGGAACGAGAAATATACCTTATCAATTGTTCGTAAATAAGCGCAACATTTCTTTTTTTGTTATGCTTCACTATCATCTCCTAGTATTTTCTCGAAATTGTCATTATTTTCAAAAATAACTGAAACCTTATTCTTCATTCTTGTAGAAAGAGATCCAAGAATATCACTTGTTTCTTTTGTCTTTCTTGTTTGTAAATATCTATCCAGTTCAAGAGAGTCTGTATGAATTGTGTTAGCAAACTTTTCATTTTCAAAGACATTCTTTAAATTTAGACCATACGGGTTATTTGATGTTGATTGACTTCGTTTGTCATTAACCATCGTTAGAAAATCAGGAACTTCAGCTTTTGAATTTGAGAATCTTTTCTTCTTTCTTCCTTTTTTGTTCCCGAATACCCCTCTACTTTCATTCGATGGAATCAGTGGTAAAAGATTCGTATTTATGTGAGAATCTTCGTCATCAACTTCTCCTATTAGCTTGCCATCTTTTTTGTCACTTGCAAATAGATCTTCGATTTCTCCTTCATCGCTTTCCTCGCCCTCTGATCCTGTCTCTTCTTCAGGTTCTTCACCAAATTCTTCCGCACCATCTCCAGCATTATCATCTTCTTTTTTAAGAGTAGTTTCTTCTACTTCTTCATCCTCTAGTTTGTCTTTCTTTCTTCCTTCTTTGACACTTTCAATTTCTTCGCTGGTTAATCCAAGAATATTTCTTCTAATCCAGCCTCTATCAACTGAACCTTCTGGAGCTGCAGATGCTATGTCAAACTTAGTCTTAATTAGTTCAAGCTTTTGAAGCTGTGCAACAGATGAAGGATTATTGAGGAAAATCTTAAAGTTAAGAACATCATCATCACTAAACCCGTGTGAGTAAAGATGAATAATTGCCAGCTTATTCAACTCAGAAATAATAACCTTTTGAATTTTAGAGATCGTTCTTGAAAATCGAATATCCTCTTGGGCTAAAGTAGCTTTGGCTCCAATATCTTCATCATACCCAAGGTATGCTTTTGGAATCTTCAAGGCAGCGAATAATTTCTTTTGAATGTATTGGACGTCTTCAATCGCCGCAGTGTTTTGACCTCCTGCCAAAGTGTCGATTTTTGTTCCTGTATCACCCCTAACTGGAATAAAATAATCGTCATCTACACTTAGTGGATTGTATCGAAGATCCGTCTTTCCAGTGACTCGATCAATAGCTTTGTTTCTTTTTAATGCGGTCTGTTGTTGCTGAAGATAGTTCTCGATTTCATCTGGTGGAATATTTCCAACGTCTATGTAAAAGATTCTTCTCTCAGGAGCTCTAACGATTCTATACACCAACATCGCATCTTCAATAAGAATTAACTGTCTCCAAATTCTTCTTGCACTTTCAAGAACTGAAGATCCATACGGAAGAAATGCATCATTTCCAAGAAGCCTAAAGTGAGTGACTTGCCAATTTTCAAGAATCATATTTCCTTTGGTTATCCATCTATATCTAACAGCAGATGGATTTTGTGGATCAAATCCTTCCTCCCTTTCTATCTCAGCAACTGGAATAGGAAACGCGTTGATAATACCATATTCTGGGCTTACGTCATTAAAAAGAAAGAAGTCGCCGTATTTACATAGATTCCTTGACCACATTGGTAAATTAAAGTCAATGTTCAATATGTCATAAAAAAGATTCTCCAGTAACTCTTTTATGATTCTATTTTCAGAATGAATGTGAAGAATTTTTCCATTTTCATCCTGAGATGAGGATTCTTCAGCGTAGATATCTAAGGCGCTACCAATCTCGGGAGTCGCCTCCATTTCGCTAAAATCACTGTATCGGCTCATGCGATCAAAACTTCCATAAGCTGCAATGGTTGATGCATAAACGTCAGAAACGTTTCTAGCAAAAATCTCTTTAGCTGAGGAGGACATTTGAGAAGGAGAGTTTGGAACTTTCTTTCTCACAGTGGGTCCAGATCTAAATAGCTTGGTAAGTCGATTAAAAAGATTTGTTTGTTTTTCTGCCATTTTTCATTTACTTCCTTATCTAAATAGCCAAGCGAAACTAGGATTTATATTGCCTGAATCCATTCCTTGAGGGGAATATCCAACTGGTTTTAGAGGATTGTTTTGATTTGAATATGGAATCAATTGACCATTGTTTTGATTGTTTACTTTTGCAGTGGCATTTAGCATTGCTTGATAAACGTTGATTGTTGAATTTTCATTTTTTCCATTTGGATCAAAAAGGTCACATGCGATAGCAGCAGCAATTACGAGATCATCATTATAACCTTTTTGAGCTTTTGGTGTGTTTCCAGACCAAATAAATGTTCTCAATTCATCAACCAATCTATTAGAATTTATTCTAATGCTAGAATTACGAAGATAAATCTCTAAATTAGTTAATATTGGGCCTCTTGTGCTTCCATTAGTATTGAACCCAATTTTTCCAATAGGAATATCCATTGAATGTAGAAATTTTTTGTCATTAACATGAAGATTTGAATAACCCATCTCTTTTAATCTAGTGATGGTAGCGAATCCGTATGTATTATTCTCAGGACAAACAAGGGCACCATTGTATTTAGTTGCAATTTCGTAAATTAGATTACCAAATTGATCAGGTGGAATTTTACCCTTAAATTCGCAAACCTGCTCGGAATCTTCAGTACAAAAAACCTGAATTGTTGAAAAATCGGAGGCGTCGCCACGGGCAACGTCTGCGGACAATACATAATTTTTGCCTGGTATCGCATACTTCCAAATCCAAACTCCCTGTGATGGTCCGGACATTTCTATTGGATGACGACACCCAGTCCTAATTCTATCTAGATCTTCAGCAGTCAAGAAAGTGTCACCGGAAGATGTGAAATCGCACATTAGCTCTTGCGCGATCATTTTTTTCTTCATTTGACGTGTTTCTTTTTCAAACCACGCATCATCTCTTTCAGGATGCACATACCATGGAAGTCTAATCGAATTAAAATCAGACCGACCTTCTTCGGCATCAGCCCATAGCCTATGATATTGATTTCCTACACCATTTGGTGTGCTTAGAATAATAACAGAACCGCCAGTAGAAACCGTTGGATATAGACCAGTCCACAATTCTTCAAAGTTTCTAATAAACGCAGCTTCATCAATAATCAAAAGGGAAAGAGCTTCTGAACGACCGGCATCGTCAGAAGTCGGAATAGCTTGAATCTTGGAACCATTTGAGAATTCAATTGTTGTTTTGGTTGAACTGGTAATCTCAGGAATTAATAGCCAAGATGGAAGGTTTGCAAGCATTACCTTGACTTTCTTTACGAAGTTTTGTGCAACCGCCAATTTGGTAGCAATTACCAAAATGTTTTTCTCTTTATAGAAGATAGCTCTCCAAATTGCAAAAGCGGCTGTGATTGTCGAAAGACCTAATTGCCTACTTTTTAGCACAATATTGAATCGATGTTCAACAAATGCATTTAAACAATCATCTTGAAATGGAAATGTGTCAAATCCAATCAAACCCCTTTCAGCATGCGTAATCTTTAGATACTTGTTCGTAAAGTGAACTGGATCTTTTCCACATCGAATGATTTCATTAATTTGATTAGACTTAGAAACTGGCATTTCACACTATTTCAAATTGAGTATGTCTTCTATAGTATGCTATTTTTCTTGGTGATGTAGATGATGCTGAAACAAGTTCAAAGCCATCATGTGTCTGAGTTTCAGTCA